ATCACGGCACCTCTGGCGGTGATGGTGCTACTCGCCCAGCTCACAGCAGCAAAGCTGAGGGTGACGCGATCGTTAGCGGTGTCCTTGGTGACGGTGCAGACGCTGGTTACGCCACCTGCTGTATAACCAGTGCCGCTGACTTCGTTGGTGACGTCATTGCGTTTGTCGTGCGTGTCCTTGTCGGGCGTGTAGCTGCTAGTGACCAGCATCACCTTGAAGGTGTCAGTGTCGAAGTCGATGGCACCACGGGCCATGTCATCAACGGCTGAGTTGTAGATCAGGCTGGCCATAGTTAATGCTCAGGTGGTTTCATTCTGCCGAGATGGCAGGCGGCTGCGGCCATGTGATGTCGAACGGGTTAGCGACATCAGCCAGGTCGCGCAGGTCCTGGCGGTAGGTGGCCCAGGCGTCACGATCGGCGCCGAGGTCGTAGTCGGTGATCTGCGTCCAGTCGCTGGCCTTGAGCAGCTCGATGCGCTGATTGCGGACCTTGGCGTGCTGCGTTTGCAGCTCGTTGAAGCTGTAGGGGCGCACGACGAAGGCGCTGCCGTCCCAGTCGATTGTCTCCAGCTTGGGGTTGCACTCGGGGCGCTGGTAGGGTCCGCTGTACCCGGCACGCTCCAGCTCGTCAGGCGTGAAGGTGCTGGCGTCCGTGCGGGTGCTGCCGTCCGCAAAGCGGATGCGGTGCGGCAGGGGTGCTGGGGTGGTGGCGTTGTGGGAGTAGAGCATCAGCCGTTCGGGAATGCTGCAGTTGGTGCGGTGAAGTTGGCGGTATAGCGGGCGACGCCTTTGGTGATGCGGAGGTCGTCGATGTAGCCGTTCCAGGGTGATCCTGCAGACTGGAAACCCACCAGCATTCCGGCTGAATCAGCTGACCAGGATGTTGAGTCCGTAATAGATGAGCCCACTTGTGTCCCATCAATGAATAGCCGATTAGTTGACCCACTTCTCGTAATTGCCAGATGCGCCCATGTGTTTGTTGAAAGACTATGGCCGGAAAACTGCAAAGGCCAATCCACACCCGATCGGCCCATCCAAATTTGACCGCTTGAGGTTGGATTGATTGCAAGCATGAGGTAACCGCCTGAATTAACTGTTGCGCCTAGCATGAATCTATAGTTTAAGTCAGCTGGATAAATCCACATTTCAACAGTAAAGTCGCCAGATCCTAAGTCCAAAACCGAAGAGTGTGTTACTGTTGCATAGTCTCCGGTGCCATCAAAATAGCCAGCGGCGCCGCCAAACTTGCTCTGCGCTGTACTGATTTGCGCGTCGCCGCTGGCTGTAACTGTCAAGGCGTTACTACTGCTATCAGTGAACGTCGTACTGCCGTTGCTGCCATCCATGTGGAGCAGCAGTGACACGTCGTTCCAGTAGGTGTCCCCTGTTGTTGGCCAGATTGCTGCGCGTCTCGCCACGCTCTGCTCATTCTGGAACCACAGACCAGACGCCGTGCCGGTTGTCGGCGTGCGCCTGATGCCCAGCAACCCCCCGTTAAATCCCAACATCACGAAATGTCCTCGTAGCTGATGACCAGCTCCAGGTCGCTGGCAGCGCTGGCCTGTGCGCGAAGGCTGTGGCCTTCCTCCAGGTAGATGTAAGCCTCGCGGGTTACCAGCACCTGCGTGGCATCCGCTGGCACGGTGATCGTCTTGCCGATGGCAAACCCAGTGGTGCCGTTGTAGTGCTCTAGGCTGATGTCCGCTGCGTTGGTGCCATCCACGTTGGCGCAGTACACCGAGTTCACTTTCAGCACCTTGCCGCTGCTGCCAGCGTTGCTCAGCGCTGCAGCCATCGAGGTGGTGACGGCATAGCCAACCGTCTTGCCGGTGACGGTCGTGACGGAGCTGCCTGATTTGATGTTTGGTGCAGCCATGGCAACGCCTTACCTGTTTTCAGTATAGAAAGCCTAGAAGGGCAGAATGTCGTTAGCTTGCCATTCCCAGTCCAGCCAATACGGCGCACCGCCGCTGGTTAGGTTGCCATCAGCTGCACCTGGCGTGAAGGTTGCAAGGATCGTCCAATCCCGGCGGCTGGTTTGCACGTTCGTGCCATTGGTAAACGCGCCGCCGTCGAAGATGGCTACGACCTGCAGCGTGAACCCAGCGGCGACCGGACTGTTTGGCTGACCAAAGGCTGCACCCGCCGCGAGCGTGCATGTGATCTGTAGCTCCAAGCCGCCCACCGTGGCGCCTTCGCCTGGTACAGATTCCAGTGTCAGCGTGACATTGTGCAGTGGGCCGCAAAAGTCCTCGACTTGTGGCGGTTCGATGTAGCGCCAGGCGTAGCCGGACAGTGTGTAGTCAGCGGCTGTAACGCCTGACAGCAGCGTGGATGGAATGTCGAACGACAGGTAGTTGCCCTGTTGGCCGTTGTAGTGACTCAGGATTGACAGCATCTGAGCTTCGGTGATAGCGATGAAGCTCACTCTCAGCTGGCTGGACAGCATGACGGTGCTGTTCCGCACCCTGGCCTGCTGGCCGCCAAGCCCTGTAAACGCTGAGTGCGGGTAATCACCTGGCGTGAAGGTGCGGCTGCTGGGTGCTAGCGCAGGGAAGGTTGTCATGTCACCACTTACCCAAAGGACAGGAAGCCATCGGAATGCGTGCCTTGAGCTGCATCAGGCAGCCGCAAATCCTGCACTGCCACTGCGGCAGTAGCAGCTGCTCACAGGATTTGCAGATAGCGAGACGGCTTTCCATCAGACTGTTGTGTAGTCGATAACGACCGTACCGTTTCGCTTGGCATTCTTCAGCGTAACGATTGGAGTGACAGTCCATGGCTCGTTGGGTGTGCCACCAGTTCCACCGTTGAATGTGCAATAGTTCGGCATTGTGTAGCTAGGTGGCGGACCGAGCGGCGGCTGAAGGGTGTAGGCAGTGGTGACAGCGTTAGAACTATTGCGGATGTACATTGGCCGCGTCTGTGATACAGCATCATATTCACCGATCCACATCGGCTCTCCATAGCTTGTAAAGCATTGCTCACCACCTGCTGATCCAAGTGGATAGAAACAACTGACGCTGAAGCACGTTTCAAACGTCAATACACCACTACCGCTAACTGTCGCTGATCCCATTGTTGCGCTGCTGCTGCTCTTGGTGCCATCTAGGCATTCGATCACATTGAGATACTCATCGCCGTTGCTGCCGAATGCCACAAAGCTGCCGGGGTCACCGCCGGCGCCACTCAGCTGCAGCTGTGGTGTTCCAGGCTGGTTGAGCCGGGTTTCGTCGATGTAAAGCACCGTGCTGTTTGCCACGTCAATCTGCGACACCAAGACGCCATTGACGTACCAAGACGAAACGGCAACGCCACCACCAGGGCAGGGAGCATTGGGCCTGATCAGCGTGCCTTGGCCGATCGGGTCGGTGCCGGTGCTGCTGGTGCCGTTGTACGACAGGAACGGCTGCGGCTCATACGGATCCGGTGGATTTGTCTCTGCAGCACCAGGAGGCGCTTCAATGCCGCCGGTCAGGCTTGACCCGAAGTCGAGTGGTGTGCCATTCGTGAACGTCTCAGCTGGCACGCTGGTATCTGTGCTGCTGTTGATGTCGCAGCCAACGCCGCTCTTGTTGCTGGTTAGCACCACGCCTGACCCAACGGCTGCTGCCACATCAACAGCCACCAAGCTGCGGCCTTGGCTGTCAACCGGGAAGTGCGTCAGCTCCAGTGTCAGATCGCCGCGCAGTGTCTTGGTCACGCGGTTCAGCTCATACAGGAAATCGTGATCGACGCTTGCTGTTCCGCTGGCAGCACGGGTCAGCGTCACCCGCACAATGTCGCCAGGCTCCAGCAGAGTGTTGAAGACACCAGGGCGGCAGGAGAAGCGCAGGGTATGAGTGATGTACTTGCGCCTGGCCAAGATGTAGGCGCCAGCTTTCACGGCATGATTCTCGACTGTGCAGAACGCGCTCATGTCGTGCTGCTCAAACGGACCATTTAATGCCGTCTGGCCATAGCGCACTTCAGCGGTGCGGATGATGCCGAAGTCATCAGTCAGCTGCTGACGCCAAAGCATTTGAGCGCAGAACGGCTTGCGATCTGCCAATGGGGTGTAAGTAATCTCAAAGCTGCCGGGCAGTACGTGCTCCTCTGTAAACGTAAATTCCCAGTTGATAGAGCCTGTATTGATTGTGTAATCGTTATTGATTGGCAGCAGTGGCCGCAAGCCACGTTTGCCTAGGTTTCTGGTTTCAGTCACCAAGAGGTAAGGCGAGAACCTTGCCAGAAGGTCTGGTAGGTTTGTGCTCTCTTTCAGGTTGACATCACAGTTGAACCGATTGGTGTTCAAGAAATTAGCCGCTCGCGTCAGTGCCGTTGTATCGACCAGCGTGCTCGGGATCTTGCTGCTATTGATCAGGCACCAGTGCACAAGGTCGGCATAGTTGTTGCTGGAACCGGTGACGTTATCCACCAGTCGGGTGACAATCATTCCATTGCGGATGAAGCAATGAACCTGACGGTTCCATTGGTCGAAGCCGTTCGGGATGGTCACGCTGAAGCTCAGCGTGCTCATGTCGGAATAGACGCCTACGGTGCCGCAGTAGTAGCTGGCTTCAGGCATCGTGTAGCCTGCGCGGGCCACGATCACGTTGCCTGGTGTCCAGGTGCCGGCGCGGCGGTTGTAGGTCTGGCTGAAGCTGCCAACCCTGCAACTGCGCTGGAACATGTCGCGCACTTGGATGCTGCCGATCTGCCCTTCACTCAAGACGAGGTGGTAATAGGCCGTGACGTTGTTGGTGGCGTCATTTTCAAACCGGCATTCAGATGCACCAGGGCTGATCAGAA